ATGGTCGCCATGAGCCAGACCCTGTCCGACCTGTCCCGCCGCCTTGAAAACATGATCGTCCTCGGCACCATCGCCGAGGTCGATCATGCCGGCGCTCGGGTCAAACTGTCCCTGTCGGGCCGGAAAACCAACTGGCTCCCCTACCCTGCCGACATCGGCGCGAATTATCGCCGCTGGCGGCCTTTGCGGCTCGGCACCCAAGTTGTCGCCCTGTGCCCGTCGGGCGATCCTGCCCAGGCCGTGATCGGAAAAATTCTCTATACCGATTCCATCGCCCCGCCGGCAGACGTCGGCACCCTGGATTTGATCCAGTTCGACGACGGCACCCTGGCCAGCTACGACAGCGCCGCCAAGGTCATGACCCTGAAGTCCGCCGGCAAGCTGACCGTCGTCACCGCCGGAGACTGCTCGATCGAGGCCGGCGGGGCCGTGTCCATCGTGGCCGCCGGCACCGCCAGCATCAAAGCCCCCAATGTCCAGATCGTCGCCACCAACGGCGCGGGCAACGCCGCCCAGATGGAAGGAAGCTTCAGCCTGAAGGGCGATTTCTCCGTCGAGGGAGGCATCGCGGTCAACGGCGACATCGCCGCCACCGGCTCCATCATGGATGGCGGCGGCAACTCCAACCACCATTCGCACTAGAGGCCGATATGGCGGGCATGGATGCCGTATCCGGCAAAACCCTGGACGAACTGGCCGATATCCGTCAGTCGATTTCCGACATTGTCGGGACTCCGGTCGGCACCCGCGTCATGCGTCGCGCCTACGGCAGCCACCTGTTCGACCTTGTCGATTCCCCCGGCTCCCCCGAGGGAGCTTTGCAGGTTGTCGCCGCCGCCGCCGACGCCATCGCCCGCTTTGAAAAGCGTGTCGTCATGCAATCGGCCAATCTGACTGTGTCCTACAGCGGCGAGGCCGTTTTACGCACCACCTGCAAGGTTAAGGCGTCCGGCCTGACGATCACCGCCGACACCAAGATCGCGGGGGCGGCATGAGCGTCATCGACCTGTCCAGCCTGCCGGCTCCCAACGTCATCGAGGCGATCGACTACGAAACCATCCTGGCCGCCCGCAAGGCCGAAATGAAGACGGCCCTGGCCGATGTCCTGCCCGATTGGAATCCCGATCTGGAAAGCGACAGCATCGTCAAGCTGCTGGAAGAATCGGCCTACCGAGAAACGATCTTGCGCCAGCGCGTCAACGACGCTGCCCTGGCCACCATGCTGGCCTATGCCGTTGGCGAAGACCTCGACCAGATCGGCGCCCGCTACAACGTCAAGCGCCTGGTTGTCACTCCCGCCGACGCCACGACGGTCCCGCCGACCGCCGCCGTCATGGAAACAGATGACCGCTTCCGCTCCCGTATCCAGATGGCGTTCGAAGGCTTCAGCACCGCCGGGCCTGTCGGCGCTTATACCTTCCACGCCCTTTCGACTTCGGCCAAGGTCAAGGATTGTTCCGTCACCAGCCCGACGCCGGGCGATGTTCTGCTGACCGTCCTGTCCACCGAAGGCGACGGCACGCCGGATGCCGCCCTGCTGGATACAGTCCTGGCTGGGCTCGACGATGACGACAAGCGCCCGCTGAACGATACCGTTCTGGCCGGCGCCGCCGACGTCCTGCATTACCACATTTCCGCCGTGCTGGTGATGCCCGAAGGCCCGGACAATGACACCGTCCTGGCCGCCGCCCAAAAGGCGGTGAAGACCTATGCCGATAAATGCCACGCCTTGGAAGCGACGGTCGCCCGCTCCGGCATCGACGGCGCCTTGCATCAGGCCGGCGTCACCCGCGTCATCCTGACCGATCCGCCGGAAGACATCATGCCGACCAAGCTTCAGGCGGCCTATTGCACCGGCATCGACGTAACGGTGTCCAATGGCTGACCGGCTGCTCCCCCCGTCCGCCAGCACCCTTGAAGTGACGATTGCCGACGTCAACGCCGCCATGGCCGATTTGCCGGTTCCCATCGCCGCCCTGTGGACCCCGGAAACCTGCCCGGCGGCCTTGCTGCCCTGGCTGGCCTGGGCCTATTCGGTCGATACCTGGGACAGCAACTGGTCGGAACGCACCAAGCGCAACGTCATCGCCGCCGCCTACAACGTCCACCGGCTAAAGGGAACGGTGGGTTCGGTCAAACGAGCCCTGACCGCCGCCGGTTTCCCCTCCACCATCGTCGAGCGCCTGCACCGCCGCACCTACAACGGCGAGATCACCTACAACGGCCATTTTTTCCACGGATGGGAAAAAGCCTGGGCGCTTTATCGAGTCATCCTGCAACGCCCCATCCGCAACGATCAGGTGGCCACCGTTCTGGCCATCCTGGCCACCACCGCCCCCGCCCGCAGCCATCTGGCGTCCCTCGAATACCAGACGGCCCCGAATCTCTATGACGGTCGCTCGTCCTATGACGGCGCCTATAACCACGGAACCGCCTGATCATGGCTGACAACACGCTTCCCGAATCCAATGAATGGACCGAAGCCATCTATCAGTTGGAAACCGACGATCCGGTGATCGGCGGCGCCGACGGCATTTCCAACAAGCCGTCCAAGCAACTGGCCAACCGCACGCTGTGGCTGAAGACGGCCCTGGCCGCTCTGTCCGACAAGATCGTCGCCGCCAAGACCACCGTGGCCGGCATCGTCCAGTTGGCGACCACCGCCGAAGCCAAGACGGGCACCGACACAGCCAAGGCCGTTACCCCCGCCGGATTGGCGGCGGCTCTGAGCCAGAAGACCGTCGCGGCGGCCACCACCGACGCCGCCGGCATCGTCCAACTGTCCACCGACGCCGAAGCCAAGACGGGCACCGACACCGCTAAGGCCGTTACCCCTTCCGGCCTTCTTGCCGCCATTTCCGACAAGCTGGCGGCGGCCAGCGAAACGGTGTTCGGTCTTCTCAAGCTGGCGACCACCGCCGAGGCCAAGGCAGGAACAGACACCGGCAAAGCCGTCACCCCCGCCGGATGGCTGGCCGCTTTCACCGACAAACTGGCCTCCATCGCCGAAACCAAGGCAGGAACCAGCACTGACAAGGCCGTCACGCCTGCCGGCCTTCTCGCCGCCAGCCTCGCCAACCTGTCGCAAATCCATTCCATCACGGCAGCCGTTGCGGCCAATGCATTGACCGCCACCCTTCAGCCGGAACCTTTGATGTTTCGCAATCCGACGCTAACCAATGGCGCCCCGATTACGGTCAGCATTCCGGGGGCTCTGTCGGTGAGTGTGCCCTCTGGGGCGACCCTCGGCACTGTCAGCGGCCAGCAGTCTCTGCTGGCGCTGATTTGCCTCTATAACGGCGGCAATCCAGTCCTCGGCGTCGTGAATTTGGCCGGTGGCGTCGATTTGTCCGAAACCAATCTGCTGTCGGCCACGGCGATCAGCGCCGGAGCGACCAGCGCCAGCACGGTCTACGCTTCAGTCGCCGTTGTCTCATCTCCTTATCGTGTCGTTGGGTTGATCACGCTCACCGAAGCTGTCGCCGGAACTTGGGCGACGGCTCCTACCGGAGTTCAAGGCGCGGGCGGAATGGCCATGGCGGCCATGCAGAGTCTTGGCTTCGGCCAGACTTGGCAAAATCTGACTGCCAGCCGCGCGCTGGGTACGACTTATTACAACACCACGGGCCGACCAATCTTTATCTCGATCACATGCTCGGGAAATAGCGGCGTCGGAACATCCATTCAGGTCAATGGCGTGAGCACAGGGCTATCAGGCTACGTCAACGGCGGGGCTGATCTTGTTTACACAGCAATCGTTCCTCCCGGTCAGTCGTATGTCGCTACGACTGGGGTGGTGCTCAACACATGGTCTGAACTGCGCTAGAGGGAGAAAGATCATGAGCATTTGGAAAGACGCCGACGGACTCCTACACGACGATATGGATGGCGCCGCTATCGGCCTGCCGTCCTGGCCGCAAGGGATGACGCTGATTACGGATGATGAGGCGGCGGCGCTGAGGGCGCCGACAGCCGAAGAAATCCGGGCCAATTTCGTTGCGGCCTCAAAAACTGCTCTGGCAGCCACCAGCACCACCATGGAACGCATTACCGAAGCCGTCGCCCTGGGCAAAACCGCCTGGGGGGCTGACGACGTGCAGACCTTCCTGGCATACCGCGCCGCCCTTCGCGCCATCGTGTCCGGCGACGACGCGACATCCACCGAATTGCCCCAGCATCCCGGCTATCCCGCCAACACCTGACCACCCCGTTTAGGAGTCCCATCAATGGCCACCGATTATCATCATGGCGTGCGCGTCGTCGAAGTCAGCGACGGCACCCGCCCCATCCGCACCATCAGCACCGCTGTCATCGGCGTTGTCGTCACCGGCAGCGACGCCGACGCCACTACCTTCCCCTTGAATCGCCCGGCCCTGGTGACGGACATCGCCACCGCCGTCGGCAAGGCCGGCGACAGCGGCACCATCCCTTACGTCCTCGACGCCATCAAGGACCATGGATCGCCCGCCGTCGTGGTGGTGCGCGTCGAGGAAGGCGAGACGGACGCCGAAACCACCAGCAACGTCATCGGCACCACCGTCAACGGCCAGAAGACCGGCTTGCAGGCTCTGACCGCCGCCAAGGCCAATCTGGGCGTTACGCCCCGCATTCTGGGCGTTCCCGGCCTGGACAATCAGGCCGTGACCGCTGAAATGGTGTCCATCGCCAAGCTGACCCGCGCCTTCGTCTACGCCAACGCTCACGGCTGCGAGACGAAGGAAGCCGCCGCCCTTTACCGCGACAATTTCGGCGCCCGCGAACTGATGCTGATCTGGCCGGACTTCGTTTCCTACGACACCATCAACAGCGCCGACCACACCGAATGGGCCGTGGCCCGCGCCCTGGGCCTGCGGGCCGCCATCGACGAAGACACCGGCTGGCACAAGACCCTGTCCAATGTCGAGGTCGAGGGCGTCACCGGCATCAGCAAGGACGTTTTCTGGGATCTGCAAAACCCCAGCACCGACGCCGGCTATCTGAACGGCAAGGACGTCACCACCCTGATTCGCAAGGAAGGCTTCCGCTTCTGGGGCTCGCGGACCTGCTCGTCCGATCCGCTGTTCTGCTTTGAGAACTACACCCGCACCGCCCAGGTTCTGGCCGACACCATGGCCGAGGCGCATTTTTGGGCCATGGACAAGCCGCTGCATCCGACCATGGCCCGCGACATCGTCGATGGGGTCAACGCCAAGTTCCGCGAACTTACCCGCAACAACTACCTGATCGGCGGATCGGCTTGGTACGACCCCACCAAGAACGACAAGGACACCCTGAAGGCCGGCAAGCTGTTGATCAGCTACGACTACACCCCTGTTCCGCCGCTGGAAAACCTGCTGTTCGAACAGAAAATCACCGACGACTATCTGGTCGATTTCGCCGCCCAGATGACCGCCTAACCGCCCGACGATCAAAGGATTCGACGATGGCTCTCCCCCGCGTTCTCAAAAACTACACCCTCTATATCGACGGGCGGTCTTATGCCGGTCTGATCGAGGAACTGACCCTGCCCAAGCTTTCCCTGAAAACCGAAGAATATCAGGCCGCCGGCATGCTCGGACCGATCGATCTTGATATGGGCATGGACGGCATGAAGCTGGAATTCACCCTGGCCGAATTCAATCCCGACATCCTGGCGTCCTGGGGTATCGCCGACGTCAGCGGCATCAATGCGCGTTTCCTGGGCGCCGCCGTGGCCGCCGACGGCACCGGCACCGACGCCGTCGAAATCTCGGTTCGGGGCCGCTGGAAAACCCTGGACCCGGGCAGCGTCAAGGGCAAGGACTTGGCCAAGATGAAGGTGGAAATGCCCCTGACCTATTACCGCTACAACCGCAACAGCACCACCCTGATCGAGGTGGATTTCATCAACGGCAAGATGAACGTCAACGGCACCAGCCTGACCGACGCCGTCTTGACGGCGCTGGGCATCAACACCTGATGGAGATTGGGATATGAACCCCACCATTACACTGATCAAGCCCCTGAAATTCGGCGAAGACATCATCGCCGAATTGCCCTTGCGCCGTCCCATGGCCGGCGATCTGCGCGGCATCAAGCTGGCGGCCATTCAGGAATTGGACGTCACCACCATCCTGTCGTTGGTCCAGCGGCTGTCCACGGTGCCCCTGGCCCCCGACACGCTCACCACCATGGACCCGGTCGATATCGTCCAGGCCTGCGAGGTGATTTCCGGTTTTTTCGTGCCTGCCCGCACCCCCTCCCCGACGACGCACTGAACGCCTGGGGAATTTTGATGAAGACGTTCCCCGGGTCTTTCCCGGGGAGCGAGTTCGTCAATCTGTCGCTTGAAGACTATGCCCAGGCTTACGCCCTGGCGGTCGAGTTTATCGAAGCCGAGGCGGAAGCCATGAAGGAGGCGCGGGAGTAATGGCCGATCTGAAGCTGAAAATTCTGATCGAGGCGTTCGAAAGGATCAGCGAACCCTTCAAGAAAGCGACCCAATCCACCGACGCCATGAAGGCCGCCCTGAAAGGGGCGACGGAAACCGTGCGCAGCCTGGAAAAGGCGTCCGCCCAGGTGGACGCTTTCGCCCGCCTGAAGCGCGACGCCCAAGCCAATGCGACCGCCCTGGCCGAAGCCCAGAAAAAAGCCCAAGCATTGGGGCGGGAACTGGCGGAAGCCGGCGGCGGAAGCCGCAAGGCCCAGGCGGCGTTCAGTGCGGCGCGGCGCGAGGTCGAGCGGCTGGAAGCGGCGGAAACCTCGATTACCCGCGAAACGCAGATTCTGCGCAACAAGCTGGCGGAAGCGGGCATCAGCACCAAGAACCTGGGCACGGCGCAAGCCCAACTGAAACGGGACATCGATGCGGCCAAAGCGGCGGCGGTCAAGGAAGCCACCGCCCTTGATACAGTGAAGGCCAAAATGGACGCCATCGCCACGGCCCGCGCCAAGATGTCGGCCACTCAGGAACGCGCCGGCAAGATGGCCGGCAGCGGTGCCGGGGCCATGGCGGCGGGCGGCGCCGGATTGATGGCCGGCGTCCCCGTCGTCACCACCGCCGGAGACTTTCAGCACGAACTGGCGGCCTATGGCCTGACCGCCGGCCAGACCAGCCAGCAGCTTCAGCAGGTCCGCGACAAGCTGCGGTCGCTGTCGGTCGAGGTCAACCAGTCCTCCATGGACCTGCTGGCCGGGCAAAGCATTCTGGTGGGCAAGGGCCTGGACCCCGACGCCGCCCTGGGAGCCATCGGCACCATCGGACGGGCCGTCACCGCGACCGGCGCCGAAATGGCCGATATGTCAAACCTGGCCTTTTCCGTCATGGACAACCTAAAGGTTCCGCAACAGGAACTGGCTCAGGCCATGAACATCATGGCCAAAGCCGGCGACCTGGGCGGTTTCGAGTTGAAGGACATGGCCAACACCTTCCCGCAGTTGACCGCATCGGCGCATATGCTGGGCATGAGCGGGGCCAAAGCCATCGGCACCTTGTCGGCGGCCTTGCAGATCGCCACCAAGGGCGCGGCGGACCCGTCCGAGGCGGCCAACAATTTCGCCAACTTCCTGCAAAAAGCAACGGCCCCGGACACGGTCAAGAACTTCGAGAAAAAGGGCATCGACATCAAGGCCGCCCTGCAAAAGGGCCTGATGACCGGCGAAGACCCGATTGACGTCATGATGAAACAGATCGGCAAGGCGACCGGCGTCGATTTCGAAAAGGAAATCGCCGACGCCGTGGCCAACGGCGGCGACGCCAAACAGGCCGCCGAAAGCTTGGCCGCCAAGTTCAATCTGGGCGAACTGTTCGGCGACGTGCAGGTACAGAACTTCCTGGCCCCCATGATGGCCAACATGAAGGAATTTCACCGCATCCGCGACGAAGCCATGAACAGCGACGGCACGGTCGATAACAAATTCACCACCATGATGGCCACCTTCAACGAATCGACGAAGGGCTTGGGCAACGACTTCAAGAACACCATGGAAGCCATCGGCACGGCCATGTTGCCCGTTCTGACGCCCCTGGCCAACGGCCTGCGCGGCATCGTCCAGGCTATCGGCAGCTTCGCCAACGACAACCCCCGCCTGACCGCCACCATCGGCATGCTGGCCGGCGCTCTGGCCGGGCTGGTGTTCATCGGCGGCACCCTGACCGTCGCCCTGGCCAGCTTGCTTGGGCCGTTCGCCATGGTGCGCTTTGCCGCCTCGACCCTGTTCCCGGTTCTGATCGGCGGCATTCGCGCCGTCGGCGTCGCCTTCGCCTCCAACCCCATCGGCTTGATCTTGACCGGCATCGCCGTGGCGGCGGGGCTGGTCATCGCCTATTGGGAACCGATCAAGGGTTTCTTCGCCGACTTGTGGACGGGCATCACCTCGGGATTCAGCGCCGCCTTGCAATTCATCCAGTCCGGCTTCGACGTCCTGAAGCCGATTCTGGCCGCCATCGGCATCGCTTTCGGCGCCACCCAGGCGGCGGCCACGCCGGCCGGAAAAGCGCCCCCGGTCAAGATCGCCGCCGCCGTCAGCCCGGCGGCGGCCAGCGTCGCCGGTAAGGGTAACAACGTCAACATGGGGGGCGTTGCCATTACCGTCCATGGAGCGCCTGGACAGAGCCCCGAAGAGATCGGGAAACAGGTCAGGCTGGAACTGGAAAAAGCGGAACGGCGCAAAGCCGCCGACACCCGCGCCCGCCTCTATGATGGAGAAAAATGACCATGCCCCTGATGAGCCTTGGCCTGTTCGCCTTTTCCATCAAGACGGCCCCCTTCGAGACGTTAAAGCGGTCAACCCAATACCGCTGGGCCAGCAAGGACCGGGTGGGCCGCGCCCCGGCCTATCAATCGGTGGGACCGGGCGAGGACAGCCTGACGATCGAGGGAACCCTTGCCCCGGAACTGACCGGCGGCCCGAAGAACCTGGACAAGCTGCGCGAGATGATGGCCAGCGGCAAAGTCTGGATTCTGACCGCCGGAACCGGCGAGGTCATGGGGAAATGGTTCATCACCCAGATTGAGGAAACCAAGTCCCACATGCTGGTCAACAGCGCGGCCAGGAAAATCGCCTTCACCCTTTCGCTGAAGTTCTACCCAGACGACGACGACGCCCTGCTGGGCAAGCTGATGGACAGCAAGACGTGATTCCCGATTTCCGCATCAAGGCCGGGACCGCCGACGTCACCGGGCACATCCGCAAGAACCTTGTTTCCCTGCGCCTGACGGACAAGACAGGCATGGAAGCCGATCAGGTCGAAATCGTCATCGCCGACAAGACCGGCTCCATCGCCCTGCCGAAGCGGGGCGTCACCCTGTCCGTCGCCATCGGCTGGAAAGACCGCCAGTTGGTGGAAAAAGGCACCTTCACCGTCGATGAAGTGGGCGAAGATGGTCCGCTCGACTGCATCACCATCCTGGCCCGATCCGCCGATTTCCGCACATCGCTGAAGGACAGCCGCGAGGCCAGCTATAATTCCACCACCCTGGGCGCGATCCTGACCACCATCGCCAGCCGCAACGGCCTGACGCCCGCCATCAGCCCGACCCTGGGCGACATCGAGGTTATCCATCTGGACCAAACCAACGAGTCCGACGCCAATCTGGTGACGCGCCTGGGCGACGATTACGGCGCCGTGGCCACCATCAAGTCCGGGAAGCTGATCTTCGTGCCGGCGGGCTCCGGCCTGACCGCCAGCGGCCAGACCTTGCCGGCGGCCAGCATCGTCCGCAAGGAGGGCGACCGCCATTCCTTCCGGGCCACCGACCGCGACGGAAGCCAGACCGGCATCCAAGCCAAATGGCACGACCTGAAAAGCGGCAGCACCTGTTTTGCCCTTGCCGGCAAGGAAGGATCGGTCAAGACGCTGAAGCGGACCTATCCCGATCAGGCCGCCGCCCAGGCCGCCGCCGATTCGGCATGGGAACGGCAGAAAAGCCAAAGCCACAGCTTCAACGTCACCCTGGCCATAGGCCGCCCCGAGATCGCCGCCTGTAGCCCGCTGACCCTGTCCGGCTGGCGGAGCGAGATCACCGCCCTGTCATGGATCAGCGACGACGTCGCCCACACCCTGGACGGCAGCGGATTGACCACAGAGATACAGGCGAGTGAGCGGAGCGGTGAAGACGACTAGACCAACGCCATAGATCATGGGTCCGGCGACAAGATCGCGGAGGGAAGCCCCCCAGAATCCCCAAGGTTGCAGTTCCGATCACAGAAATCATCGGACGCCATCACCGACACTGAAACAGCGGCCAGCAAACCGGCGGCCATTACCACGCCCAGAATCCGCTTGACGACAGACACCGGCACGTAGGCACGCACCCGAGATTCCGACATCAGGTCGCGGATTTCCCCTTGCAAATCCATCAATACCCCCAAACTTTGCTCTGCCTACCCGGGTAGGAAGGCGGAGCCGTGAATAAACACGGTTGGGGTACGGCGTTACCCTTGGAAAGAGCCACTCGCAATGGCTCTCACCCCGCCTGAGGGGGTGAGGCCTGAAAAATAATGCAACCTACAGAGAAATCAACCTCGACCTGGGGACCATCCCGATTGGGATAACATCTCGCGGGCCACGTCGAGAATGTTCCCCACTTCGGCCCTGATGTCCGCTTCCGTCCATTCGGCGATGTTGGGGCGGCTCCGCAGCATGCGCACGGCCCGCGAGATCATGCCGGCCATGCTCTCGACCGGAGCTTCCAGCTTGGCGGTCTCGTACCATCCCAAGGTCGCGGCGATGGCGATTTCGTACAGCCGGTCATCCAGGGCGGCAGCGGCCTGACCGTCCGAGGCGGCGCTCCTCAGCATCGCCCCATCGCCCGTCAGCAGCCAATGAATGTCGATGCCCATCCCAAGCAAAGCGGACATCACGTCCGAGTTTGGGCGGGTGTCCCCCTTCTCGTAACGCTCCCAGGTCTTCCGAACAGAGAGTCCAACACGCTCTGCCATTTGGGTTGCCGAGAGGTCGAGATAATCGCGCACCCGGCGCAGCCTTTCGGGAAATCCTTCAGCCATGACGATCAGCCCCACCGATCAGCAAGTCATTGAAAAAAGACAATAAACACCCTCTTTGTAAAAAATTAGACGCACATTCGGTCTTAAAAGACGCTTTTTATCCTTGTTTGTGCGCACTTTCTGTCTCACTATCTGGTCCACCGGAACCAATTATACCCGTAAGCGGCCACGCCGCACAGGAGAAGGCATGTCTGACCAAGGATGGCACAAGGCGGATATCAGGGCCGCCGTCGAGAAGAAAGGCGAAACCCTTTCCAGTCTCGCCCTTAAGCAGGGCATCCACCCCATGGCCTGCCGCCGGGCCGTGGTCGCCCGCAACACCCCCGGCGAAAAAGCCATCGCCCAACTGATCGCCGTGCCGCTGTGGGAACTGTGGCCCGACCGCTGGCGCCAGCCCGAGGAAACCGGCGGACCCGCCGTGCGCATCGACAATCGCCGCCGCGACGACGCCGAGCTTAAGGACTTCGTGAAGGCGAAAATCATCAGCCTGCTCCTTTCCAATTTCCGCCATGCCCAACCCGAGACGCCCTGCCGCGAAGTCACCATGGCCAGCTTGATGGCCTTTCTCGGCACCGGCACCGACGCCGCCATGGCCGCCGCCGGTTTCACCCCGGAAGAGATCGGTCTGTACGCCCCCGCCGCCCGCGATCTGTTCGCCAAGGGTGAAATCCCCGTTTCCAGCCGCGCCGGTTCTGACCGGCTCTGAGACAGAAAGAGCCTATCCCATGTCGATTGGACAGAAATGCACCACCAGCGCGGAACGGCTGAAGAACATCAGAACCGGCTTCCGCGACACCCTGGCGTCCTTCGTCGGCGTGGGACGGTCCTTCGCCGTCGATGACGTCGCCAAGGCCTGCGGGAAATCTCCCGACACCATCCATTCCTACCTGCGCGGCCAGACCGTGCCCGATTGGCCGACGGCGGTTTTGTTGCTGGGGCTGCTGTCGGTGGAATTCGCCACCATCGTCCTGCGCCCCGCCGGGCTGGCCGGCGTCCACAGAATCAGCGGCGTCTGTCCGCCGGGCGAAACGCTCCGGGAAATCATCGAAGGCGCGGCCACCCTGGCGACCGCCTGGGCCGATCAGCGGATCGACCATACCGAATGGCCGGAAGTCGAAAAGCAACTGACCGAAGCGCAAACCGCAATCGCGCAATTCCTGGCCACGAAAGGCGACCAGAAATGAGCAAGCCCCGCATCGTCCAGCGTTCCAACACCACCCATTGCCCGGCGTGCGGCAACCGCTGCCGGACCATCAAGAGCGTTCAACTGACCCCGACCTATCGGGAAGTCACCTATCTGTGCCTCAACGACGAATGCGGACACATCTTCATCGCCTCGATCGAGGCCACCCGATCCTTGCAGCCGTCGGCCATACCGGACCCGGAAGTCAGGCTGCCCGGCCCCGCCGCCAACCGCTAACAGGAAAGGCGGTTCCCATGCTGCGCATCACCGCCCTTTACCACGCCATTTTCCGCCCCGCCCGCAAACGCGCCGCCCGGCGCCGGGACTGGGCCTGACCAAGAACGGGGGACACCATGAACACCGAATCCAAAAGGGTCCATATCGTCGAAGGACGCCTGGACGCCATCTCCCTGGCCACCGCCATTCCGGCGGAAACCGTGCTTTTACAGGATGGTGCGGGAACGTCCGAAGTCATCGGGATCACATGGCCGGAAAGGCTGACGGTCCATGGCGCCAAGAAACTGGCCCGCAAGATCAATGCCGCCATGAACATTGGACATAACCGCGCCTTGCATGCCATCGCCGTCCGCTATGGCTTCGAGTCCTGGATTGCTTGCCTTGCCGCCATTTCCACGGATCAGGACCGCGCAGAGAAAAAGGCCAAGAGCATGCGCATCCAGCAGCGCCGCGCCAGGAAGTGGTCACAGCAAAATTCAGACCGATGGAAGGACAACGACGCGCTGGCCGCGTCCTCTCCCGGCTGGAATGGCAAGCACAGCGCCACGGCGCGACTGCCGGGCCACACGCAGCCCGCTGACAGCATCGCCGCTGCCGTGGTGTTCACCCCCGAGAAATTGTGAGGTTGCCATGTTGAGCGATGAAATCATGGAACTGGCCGCCGGCCTGTCCGGCTACATGGACACCGGAATCACCATCGAACCGGCTGGCTTGGCCGTGATCTGCCTGACCCTGGCGAACTTCGCCACCGACGCCGACCGGCTGCAAAGACGGGCCGACGCCTGCGACGTTCCCGACGACATCCTGAAGATGGCCAGCCTGTTGAAGCGCCGCGGCGTTTTTACCGGCGAGGTCATGGCCGGCGACCCCGCCTTTGGCGTAGGGGAGAAAAGCCATGGATGATCGGCCCGAAAAAAATCCCGTCATGGGGACCATCATCAATGGCGATGGTGGCTTCTTGGAACTTCGCTACCGCATCTTCGATCAGAACGTCATCGTCCGACACGGCGCGTCTCAAACATTGTTTATCATGGCCTCGATGGTCGAAAGCCTCAGTTGCTTGGACGGCTTGTCCCAGGATTCCGCATCCTCATGTCATGATCTTTGGCTTAAGGCTGCCCAGGAAAAGCGCCGGGAGCTTGGACGGCTGATCGGGCGGGACCGAGAAAGTTATAGAGCCTTTGTCTCCATCGGCGGCGTCGAGATTGAGCCCATGCCGGTCAACCCCGAGGAGTCTCAGGGATGACCGCCGCCAAAGCTTTCAACTGGTCATCACAGGCGTCCCGCCTCGATGACAAAGCGCAAGGCGTCGACGGCCTGCGCCTTGACCCGCACGCCTTTCACCGTGCGGTCGCACCCCTCTATTTCCAGGGACCGGATGCAACCGGCGACAAAGGATTGTTGATCGTCAATCGGCCAATCCGGGGCCGAGAAGGACACGAAGGCCGTCAATGCCTTGACCAGCCCGCCGTCATAAGTGGACGGCCTATCCGCCAGTGGGCGTTCCATGGTCGCCCGGACCAAGGCGGCGGTGCCGGGAATCATGCCCTGGCCGGGAAGGGTTTCCAGGGTCAGCTTCACTTTGCTGGGCTGGGACAGATAGTGCTCGACCAGCAGATCGCCGCGCCGGTCTTCTCCGGTCTTGCCCAAACGCGGAGCTTCGTTCTTCAGAGCCAGCACAATAGCTTCGCTGTCCGCGCTGATCACTCGGGGATCGACCGTTTCCCCGGGCGGGCTGGACATCTGCGCCTGTACCTCGCTTTTCCCGGTTCCCTGGGGTGCCTCCGCGACAGGCTGACCGACCGGCTTTGCTGGCGGCGGCGGAAGCAGGCTGATCCAGACGGACAGCAGCACCACGAAGATGCAGGTTGCGACCGCCGCCGCCTGCCCCCGCTTCGGATTGGCCGATCTGAACAGGACCAGCTTGGGGCGAACCAGCCCGACAGGAATGGCGATCAGCGCCAGCAACACCAGCAACGCGAACACAATGGCCATCAGAAGTTCCCCCACGACGCCGAAACAACTTCCCGGCGTAACCCGAGGGGAAGCCTCCGTCCAGTCTTTTTCGTCCATGCGAACCAGATGGGGGGGGCGGCATGACTGAGAAATCGTCCATGCGCCCGGACGTCAGGTCCGAGGTGGTGTCCAGCCTGAAGCGGGCCTATTCCATGGTCGAGGAAAAGGGCTGGCTGCGCAAAGGCAAGTGCCCGCAATGCGGCGGCAAGGAACTGTTCACCCATGCCGCCAGCCCCTGGGTGGTCAAATGCGGCCGGGAAAACAAATGCGGCTGGTCGGCCAGCACCAAGGATTTGTTCCCCGACGCCTTCGGGCGCTTCAACGAACGGTTCCCCCCGACCACCCAAGACCCCAACGCCACCGCCGAAGCCTACCTTGACTTCGTGCGCGGCTTCACGCCGGGCAAGATCAAGGGCTGGTTCCGCCAGGGCCATTTCCGGCACCCGAAGGGCGACCGCGAGACGGCCACCGTGGTCTTCGACATCGACCGCGCCGCCGGCATCTTCATGGAGCGGCTGATAGACCCCGTCCGGGTCAAGCGGCCTGACGGTGATGTCGAGGTCAGGAAGGCCAATTTCGAGGGTCAGCATAAGGGCCTGTGGTGGGCGCCGCCCGGCCTGAAGATCGAAGATGAGGTCTGGATTGTCGAGGGATGCCTTGACGCCATCGCCCTGACCCTGGCCGGAGTGTCGGCGGTTGCCAGCCTGTCGGCGGTGAACTTCCCCGATGTCGAGATCAAGAAGCTTGACCCCAGGAAGACCACCCTGGTTTGGGCGCTCGACAACGACCGCGCCGGCAACGGCTGCACCCACAAGCACGCCAAGGCGGCCAAGGCCCTGGGCTTCGAATCCCGCGCCGCCGTGATTCCCCAGAAGGGCAAGGCCAAGGTGGATTGGAACGATTGCCACCTTGCCGGCGAGTTGGAAGAAAAGGACATCGAGCGTTACCGCTTCCACGGCGATTTGCTGATGGCCGCCACTCCCGCCGAAAAAGGGTGCCTGATCTGGCGGCGCAGCTCCGCCACCAGTTTCGCCGTCGAACATCACGCCCAGACCTATTGGTGGTCGCTGCCCCAGGAACTGTACAACAAACAGATGGAGGAATTCAGAACCGCCGGGCACGCCGCCAGCGACCGGGGCTATGAGTTCGACGCCGCCATGAAGGTCGCCAGGGTGGACAAGATCGCCAATTGCGCCTTCAAGTTCCTGTATTTCCAGCGGGACATGCAGACGGACGAAAGCTGGTATTACACCCGCATCGACTTCCCCTATGGCCGCCACGGCGGCCTGAAGAACACCTTCACCGGACCGCAGATTTCGACATCGAGCGAGTTCAAGAAGCGCCTGCTGTCGATTGCCCCGGGGGCTTTGTTCCAGGGCAACAGTTTCCAACTGAACTGGATCATTTCGCGCTATCTCGACGACATCAAGATCGTCGATACCGTGGACTTCATCGGCTATTCCCGCCAGCACCGGGCCTATATCTTCCCCGACAAGGCGGTATCGGACGGCGTGGTCTACGAGATCAACGACGAAGATTTCTTCGAGATCGGCGGCAAGCTGTCGGTCAAATCGCTGAACACCTCGTTGCCCCTGGTGATCGGCAAGGCCTCGGACTGCGACGCCAAATGGATCGAATATGTCTATGAAGCCTTTGGGCCGAAAGGCGTCATCGCCGCCGCCTTCTTCCTGGGCTCTTTGTTCGCCGAGCAGATCCGCGAGCGCCACAAGTCGTTCCCCTTCCTGGAGGTGGTCGGACAGGCCGGCGCCGGCAAGTCAACCCTGATCGAGTTCCTGTGGAAGCTGGTGGGCCGCAACGATTACGAAGGTTTCGACCCCAACAAATCCACCACTGCCGCCCGCGCCCGCATCATGTCGCAGGTGTCGAACCTGCCAATTTGCATGATCGAATCCGACCGTGGCGGCGACGACACATCGAAGGTCCGCCAGTTCGATTGGGACGAGTTGAAGACGGCCTATAACGGTCGCGCCAGCCGCGCCACGGGCGTCAAGAACGGCGGCAACGACACCAAGGAACCACCATTCCGAGGCTCGATCATCATCAGCCAGAACAACCCGGTTGATGCCTCGGAAGCCATCATGTCCCGCATCGTCCACACCTTTTTCGACCGATCCCGCCACAACGCGCAAACCAAGATCGCCGCCGACGAACTGGCCGCCATCCCGGTCGAAAAAGTGTCGAACTTCCTGATCCAGGCCTGCCGGCGGGAAGCCGACATCCTGAAGCTGTTCCACGAACGCGCCCTGGCTTACGAGGAACAGGTGCAGAAGCTGCCCGAGGTCAAGCTGTTCCGCATCGCCAAATGCCATGGACAACTGATGGCCCTGGTGGACGCCCTGGCGATGCTGGTCGAGATCAAGCCAGCCATCCGCCAGGAAACTATGCAGTGCCTGATGGACGCCGCCAAGGACCGCCAGCGGGCGATTTCGGCAGACCATCCGTTGGTCGAGGAATTCTGGGACATGGTGGATTTCATCGGCCTGGACAAGCTGAACCACTCAGCCAACGAACACCTGATCGCCATCAACTTTCCGCATCTGATCCGCGAAGCCACCCGCCAGAACCAGCAGCTTCCGGCCATATCGGACCTGAAGAAGGTGCTGAAAGGCAGCCTGTCGCGCCCCTTCGTCGAGAGCAACAAGACGGTCAACAGCGTTCACGAAAAGGCGTCGGTCAAGTGCTGGGTCTTCCGCGCCGAGAAAGGAGCCAGCCATGCTTAACGCGCCGCCCCCCCTGTTCATCGCGCCCCATTCCACGATCGAGCCGGAACCCGAGCCGGCGGACGTCCAGGCCGAAAGCTCGGCGGAAGAGGATTACTGGGGCGACATCGTCAACCGCATCGGCAACGAGGTCCACGACGCTAAATCCGAACGCGAGATCGACGACGTCCACCGACGCCACAAGGCCACCATCGACACGATGGTCATCCGGTGCCGCCGCATGGCCGAACTGCTGTCCTTCATCTTTCAGGATCACCGCTCGCGATTCCGAGTGATGGGCTCAAATCAGACCTGCTTTGCAAAGGAATCTCAAGAATGACCTATCTATTTCCAGACATCGCAGATGCCTACGGTTTTCAGCGAGATCACAGCCGCGAAATCATCATCGTTGGCTTTGCTGGTGGGGGCGGAAGCTGCGAAGGGATTAAACAGGCCTTGGGGCGGTCCCCTGACGAAGCCCTTAACCATGACCCCGAAGCCGTGGCCATGCATGCCGCCAACCATCCGGGAACCCGGCATTGGTGCCAGAACATCTGGCAAGCGATCCCTTCTGACGTCGCCGCCGGGCGGCCTGTCGGGTTGGCTTGGTTTTCACCTGACTGCAAGCACTTCAGCAAGGCCAAGGGCGGGAAGCCCCGTTCCCGTAACATCCGCGATCTGGCCTGGGTTGTGGTCGGCTATGCCAAGCTACCACGTCACCTACGGCCCCGCGTGCTGATGGTCGAGAACGTCGAAGAGTTCCAAACCTGGGGTCCGCTTCTGGATGACGGCCAACCCTGCCCTGACCGTAAGGGGGAGACGTTCCGTCGGTGGGTCGGAGAACTGCAACGCCTGGGCTATCGCGTCGAGTGGCGCGAAATCAGGGCCATGGATTACGGCACTCCTACTATCCGTAAGCGGCTGTATCTCATTGCCCGCTGTGACGGCCTCCCCATCGTCTGGCCTGAATTCTCGCACGGACCCAGCCGCCAGCATCCTTACTTCACGGCTGCCAACATCATCGACTGGTCATTGCCCTGCCCGTCTATCTTCGAGCGTCGCCGTCCTCTGGCCGAGGCCACCATGCGCCGGATCGCCGCCGGCACCATGCGCTATGTAGTCAATGCGGCTGAACCATTCATCGTCACTTGCAACCATGGGGGAGACATCTTCCGAGGTCAGGGATTGGCCGATCCGTTTCGCACCGTTACGGCTGCCCACGATGCCCATGGAGTTGTGATTCCTCATCTCATGACGATGCGGAATGCCCAAAAGCCTTATTCTGCCGGCAATGAGCCTTTGCATACGATCACCGCTGGCGGTGCTCACATCTATGCGGTGTCCGCTTTCCTGGCCAAACATTACGGCGGCGTGATCGGGCATGGTGTCGAGCAGGCCATGGGCACCGTGACCACTATCGATCACCATTCTTTGGTCGCAGCACATCTGACGCAGTTTCGTCCGAATAGCAAAGGCCATCCTATCGACGAACCCTTGCGAACTGTCATTGCCGGTCACTCTGAGCACCACCTTTCGACGGGGTGCCAATTCGGTGTCGTCGCGGCTCACCTGACGCATTTCTACAGTTCTGCCTCCGATGGCGGCCAGGGCGATTTGCGACACCCGATCAAAACTGTCACCGGAGAGGGGCAACATGCCGGGTTGGTATCGGCGTTCCTGACCAAATATTTCGGCGCTGCCGGTCCCGGACAGGATTGCCGCGATCCGTTGCACACCGTCACTGCCTTGCCGCGCTTTGGTCTGGTCACTGTCGATATTGGCGGCGAGCCTTATGCTATTACCGATATTGGCATGCGGATGCTGACGCCCCGCGAGCTGTTCCGCGCTCAGGGATTTCCCGACTCCTACAAGATCGATATCGAGTTCAACGGCAAAACGCTGTCCAAGGCAGCACAGGTCCGCATGTGCGGAAATAGCGTATGCCCTCCCGTCGCCAAAGCATTGGTCGCGGCAAATGTGCCGGAAATGTCTCTGGTTCGTGAGGCCGCAGAATGACCACCATCGCCCCCCTGCCGCCCGGCCCTTACGACGTTATCCTGGCCGACCCGCCGTGGAAGTTCCTCACCTATTCGGCCAAGGGCCATGGTAAGAGCCCCGAGCGGCACTATTCCACCATGACCCTGGACGAGATTTGCGCCATGCCGGTGCGCGAGGTGACCGACCGGAATGCGGTGCTGTTTCTGTGGTGCACATGGCCGACCATCTTCCAGGCCCAGCGCGTGATCGAGGCTTGGGGCTTCCGCTATTCCGGGCTGGCCTGGGAATGGCTGAAGTACAACCCCAAGACCGGGAAATACGCCTTCGCCGGCGGATACGGCACCCGCAAGAACGTCGAGCCCTGCCTGCTGGCCCGGCGCGGCAAGCTGGGGGTGCAGGACCGATCCGTCCGCGACTTCATCCTGGCCCCACGCCGCGAACATTCCCGCAAGCCGGACGATCAATACGACCGCATCGACCGGATGTTCCCCGGCACCCGCCGCCTGGAACTGTTCGCCCGCCAGCAATGGCCGGGTTGGGACGCCTGTGGCAATCAGACCGGGCTGTTTACCCCCGACACCATCGACACCGCCGCCGGCCAGCCCCTGGCCGCCGAATGATCCATCGGAAAGGACGCACCATGGAACAGACAGAACGCCATCGCCTACCGCACCGCCGACCCGTCGTCACCCGCAAGCTGACCGCCTTCGGCAAGACGCTGATCGCCAGCGCCGGATTCGACGTGGAAACCGGCAAGGTCATGGAGGTTTTCTTCGCCGGGGGCAAGGAAGGGACCAACGTGGACACCATCATGGCCGATGTCGCCGTGGTGATTTCCGTCGCCTTGCAGCATGGCGTTCCGGTCGAGGCCCTGGCCAAGTCCATCGCCCGCGTTCCCGCCGGCACCATCGCCCCCAAGGACATCGACCACGCCCCGACCGAAACCGAGAACGCTTCTCCGGTCGGCGACGTGCTGGATTGGATCATCGGCCTTGACGCCGAATATGCAGGCATCAAACCGGCCACCACCGCAGCAGAGTGAAAGGACGAGATCATGGCTACCAGATTGACCAAGGACATGCGCGAAAGGATCGTCAGGGCCGCCAAGGCGGAAACCTTCGATGGTCGCAAGGCGAAGATCGCCACCATGGAGCATGAGCTTGCCGGCGCCATCCGCCGAACGGTTCTGGGCACCAAGACATTGGAACTTCTTGACGCCCTGCCGGACGGCATCGCCCCAACGCGCAACAAGCTGGCGGCGCAGTTGGCCGGCCACTATGAGCAGTTGAAGCTCGGTTCTGACGAAAGGTTTCCCAGCAAGGTCACCACTTACGACGGAACGATATGCCTGGACGTCTTCGACGGCAGCCACCCGCTGGCGGAGCAATACGAACTCTTCAGGGCAGAAGATAAGAAACTCGCCAACGATATGAAGTCGATCGAGGCGAGGCTGACGGCGCTGGTCAACTCCTATTCGACGGTCGAACGGCTGGTCGAGGCATGGCCTGACGGCGAAAGATACATCCCCAAACCTAAAGACGCCGTGCTGGTCGTCCCTGCGGTGCTGGTCAGCGACGTGATTGCCGAAATGCAAGCGGCCAAGGCCGCCTGAAATCGACGGAAACAGGCTATCGGTGCTGCCATGCCGCGCCGATAGCGACGGAGGAACCAGACATGACCACGAATGATGAACTGCTGACCAAACTTAACGCGGCCAATGGTGCCCTCGCCGATTGGATGAAAGCCGCTCAGGCTGCGGGAGACATCGAAAAGGAGCGCGACGAACTGCGGTCCGAGGTGGCCGACATGAAAGCGGGCATCCACGAGGTCATGGACAAGATCAGAAACGGCGAGGTCTGTGACTGCGACGTCTTGTGGTTCGGCCCGACCACCACCCTGTGGGAGCGGCTTGACCAGATTGGCGGCGGGGACTCCTGCGCGGATTGCGGCGGCCATGACGGGCAGCACAAAGAGGAGTGCCCCATACCATGGTGAGGAAATCCCCAGACCTGTTTCCCGACGCCCCGCGCCGGCCTCGCCGCGTGCTGATGGCCGTGATTGACTGCGGAAACCCTCCCTTCGCCGGTATGAAGAAATTCTTCGTGCATCTCGTCTGCAGCAAGTGCGGCCATGACGACGACTGGAGCGATTTTCCGACCAAAACCGAATCGCAATCCCAGCCGTGCCCCAAGTGCAACACACCTGAAAACTGAAGTTGAGGAGTAAGTGACCATGTCCAAGCCGAACAATACGACCTCGCGTGTGATCGACGAGATTTATAGCGAGCGACGTCGTCAGGTCGATGCCGAGGGATACAGCGCACGTCATGACGACAAACACCCCGGCCAGATGGCCGCCGCTGCCGCCTGCTATGCCATCCGGTCTTCGGAAGACGTTTCGCTCGAAATCCGCAGGGACACCATCACGACGCTGTGGCCCTGGGAAATCTCTGCCTATAAGCCCAAGGACACGCGCCGCGACTTGATCCGTGCCGCCGCGCTGATTGTCGCGGAGATCGAGCGCATGGACCGCATCGCGTCCTGAAGCTTTAGCCCATGTCCTCCACCGCCAGCACCGCAGAGACAGGACGCCCAGCCGATCAGCTGGGTCTGTCCGGTGCTGGCGACGGCCCGCCGGAAGACCTGATCCTTGAATTCGCCAGGGCGCTTGCAAGGGCGGCGGCCAGAGAACATCATCAGGGACGGACGAACCAAACGGCGGAAACACCATGACGCGGTGGGCCATCTATGCCCGCTATAGCTCGGAACATCAAAACGAACGCTCGATCGAGGATCAGGTGCGTTTGTGCCGTGAGCATGTCGCCCGCCTGGGCGGCGAGATCGCCGACGTCTATGCCGACTATGCTTTGTCCGGCGCCCATCTCGCCAGTCGCCCGAATGCCGTGCGCCTGTTGGCCGACGCCGAAGACGGCAAGATCGACGGCGTCATGGCCGAGGCCCTGGACCGACTGTCCCGCGACCTTGAGGATACCGCAGCGGTCTATAAGCGCCTGACCTTCGCCGGGGTGAAACTGGTCACTGCCTCGGAAGGCGAAATCAGCGAATTGCATGTCGGGCTGAAGGGCACCATGAACGCCCTGTTCCTGAAAGACCTGGCTGCCAAAATCCGCCGCGGCCAGACCGGCACCGTCGCCAAGGGGCGGTCTGCCGGCGGCCTGTCCTATGGTTACGCGGTCAAACGCGAGATCGACGGACGCGGGGAGCTTGTGCGCGGCCTGCGCGAGGTGGACCAACAACAGGCGGAGATCGTAAAGCGCATCTTCCGCGAATATGCCGCCGGGGACAGCCCCCGGGCCATCGCCGCCCGGCTGAACCGCGATGGCGTCCCCTCACCGACCGGCGGCGAATGGATGGCCAGCACCATCAACGGCAACCGCGCCCGGGGCGTCGGCATCCTGTGGCAGGAAGCCTATGTGGGCCGGCTGGTCTACAACAAGGTCAGGATGGTCAAAGACCCGAAGACCGGAAAGCGCATTTCCAGGCCGAACCCGACAGAGCAATGGCAGGTGGTTGACGCGCCAGAGCTTAGAATCGTCTCCGATGACGTCTGGACGGCTGTGCAGGCCATCAAGGCCGGATATGCCAACCTGTCGGTCAACCGCCGCAGGCGGCCACGGCATCCCCTTTCCGGGCTGATCCGTTGCGGCAAGTGCGGCGGATCGTTCACCATCAAGAACAACGACCAATTGGCCTGCGCCACCCACCGGGAAAAAGGGACATGCGCCAACGGCCACACCATCCGCATCCCCGAGCTTGAACAGAGGATATTCGACGCGCTGCGCCGGCAGCTTGCCAACCCGGACGTCATGGCCGCCTATGTCGCCGAATACCACGCTGAAATGAAGCGCCTGGACAGCCAGCGCAAGGCCGCCGCCGCCAAGGCGGAAAGCCGTGTGGCCGCGACCAGAAAGCGCATTCGCAATCTGGTGGACGCCATCGCCGAAGGCTTTGGAACGCCGGAGGTGAAGGCGGAACTGCGCCGCCTGGAAGCCGAAAAGGCCGGTCTGGAAGCCGAATTGCAGTTGGCCGGCGAGGCTGACAACGTCATCGACCTACATCCGTCCGCCCTGGCGGCATTCCGCGCCATGCTGGGCGACCTACAGGACGCCATCAGCAAGGACGATCAGGGACGCGCCGAAGCGACCACGCTGTTACAAGCCATGATCGCCAGGATAGAGGTTCACCCAGGCCAGAAACGCGGCCAAACGGAACTAAGGCTGCAATGGCGCATCCTAGAAACACTGAACCTCGCCAAGGCGGTTGGCCAAGGCGAGGTTCGGTCTATCCCGCGTAGCGCGGTAATGGTGGTAGCGGAGGAGGGACTTGAACCCCCGACACGCGGATTATGA